ACTGTGACTAAGAAATATGAACTCACAAGTGGAACCATGGAAGTAGATGGTCACACACTGCATAGAATCATAGCACTCAAAGACTTTGGAGATGTGAGAGCTGGTGACTTAGGGGGTTTTGTGGAGTCTGGACTCAATCTCAGCCAATATGGAGACTGTTGGGTGGGTGGTGATGCTAAGGTCTATGGTGGTGCTCAAGTGTATGATAATGCCTTGGTGCTTGGCAATGCTCAATTGTATGGCATAGCTAGAGTGTTTGGTGATGCACTCGTGTTTGACAGTGCTAAAGTCTATGGCAATGCTAAGGTGTATGGCACAGTTAGGGTGTTTGACAAAGCTAGAGTACATGGAGATACAGGAGTGTGTGGCGATGCTCGTGTGTATGGTACTGCCAATGTGTGTTATGTAAAGCAGAGGGTAAAGAACCATCTCAACTCAAAACATCACGTTTCGAAGGACTAGCCAATGGCTAATAAATACAATTTCACAGATGAAACCATAGAAGTTGATGGTAAAACACTGCATAGAATCATAGCACTCAAAGACTTTGGAGATGTGANAGCTGGCGACTTAGGGGGTTACATTCGGTTCATGAACAATCTAAGCCAAGAAGGTACTTGTTGGGTCTATGACAATGCTAAGGTTTATGGTACTTCTTGGGTGATTGGAGATGCTAAAGTGTATGACAATGCTAAGGTGTATGGTGATGCTGAAATGTATGACTCTGCTATGGTGTATGGTGATTCTGAAGTTTATGGCAGTGCTCAATTGTCTGGTGATGCTCTTGTGTATGGCAGTTCTTTAGTGTATGGTGATGCTGTGTTGAGCGGAGATGCACGTGTGGTTGATGAAATAATCAGAGGCAGTGCATTCAGTGAGCCAACCGAACCAAGAAAAACAATCTGTATGACTTCATTATGGGAAGGTCTAGCCAATGGCTAAGAAATACGAACTGACAGGCGAAATCCTAAAACTAGATGATCGCATGCTCTACAGAATCAGAGCAATCAAAGACTTTGGAGATGTGAACTCTGGCAACTTAGGAGGTTGGATAGAGTCTGAAAACAATCTCAGCCAACATGGAGACTGTTGGATACATCGAAATGCGAAAGTGTTTGGCAATGCTAAAGTGTCTGGTGAGGCTGAGGTGTCTGGTAATGCTCATGTGTATGGCAATGCTCATGTGTATGGTTATGCTTGTGTGTGTGATAATGCTTGTGTGTATGGCAATGCTTGTGTGTATGTTAATGCTGAAATATATGGTGATGCTAAAGTGTTTGGCTATGCTCATGTGACTGGAGATGCTCATGTATTTGGCAATGCTCGTGTTAGTGGTGAGACTGAGGTGTCTGGCAATGCTCGTGTGTATGAGAATGCTCGTGTGATTGGTTCTGCTTGTGTGTATGATGATGCTCATGTATTTGGCGGTGCTTGTGTGTGCGAGAATGCTAAAGTGTATGGTACGGGTATTGTGTTTGGTGATGATATTATATGTTCTGATGCTCGCGTGTATTGTAATAGTGATGAAACTGAGAAAGAAACTGAGAAACCAGTAGAAAAACCAGTAATCATCATGTCGCCTCTATGGGATGGATTGACCAGTGTTTAGAAAATTCAAACTGACAGATGAGACCATAGAAGTAAGTGGTCGCATACTTCACAGGATCAAAGCGCTCAAAAACTTCTCAGATGTGCGATTTGGCGACTTAGGTGGTTACGTAGGGTCTGCGGAAAATCTCAGCCAAGATGATGATTGTTGGGTCTATGACACTGCTAAGGTCTATGACACTGCTAAGGTCTATGGTGATGCTAAGGTCTATGGTGATGCTAAGGTCTATGAGGATGTTTATGTGTATGGCAAGGCTCAAGTGTATGGTAATGCTCAAGTGTATGGTAATGCTCAAGTCTGTGGTAATGCTCAAGTGTTTGGTAATGCTCAAGTGTATGGTGAGTCTCGTGTGTTTGGCCGTGCTCGTGTGTTTGACGATGCTCAAGTGTATGGCAAATCTAAAGTGTACGAGAAAGCTAAAGTGCTTGTCCATGCTCAAGTGTATGGCAACGCCAACGTGCACGAAACATCTATAGTGTATGGAAAAGCTAGTGTGTATGACAATGCTAAAGTGTACGACTCTGCTAAGGTGTGCGGCAAATCTAAAGTGTATGATGATGCTCATGTATATGATGATGCTTTGTGTGCGGCAAATCTAAAGTGTATGGTGATGCTAGAGTGTGTGGCCATGTTTATGTAGACGGTGAAGAGGTATCTGGTTCTGCAAGCACATCTCCGCAACCCAAAACAATCATAATGTCACCACTATGGGAAGGACTAGCAAGTGACTAAGAAATTCGAACTGACAGATGAGACCATGGAGATTGATGGTCACATTGTATACAGAATCAAAGCAATCAGAGACTTTGGTTTAGTAAAAGCTGGCGACGCTGGCGGTTTTGTGGAGGCTGAGGACAATCTAAGCCATGAAGGTGACTGTTGGGTCTATGACAACGCTAAAGTGTTTGGTGATTCTCGTGTATCTGGTCATGCTATAGTGCACGGCAACGCCAAAGTGTACGGTTCTGCTTGGGTGTACGGTAATTCTAGTGTGTGTGGTGATGCTAGTGTGTATGACAAGGCTCTTGTATATGGCACATCTAAAGTGTATGGCAATGCTAAAGTGTTTGGTGATGATCTAGTGTTTGGTGATGATGTAGTTGGAGAGACTGATGATATCGTAAACGGAACTGATGAAGAACCACGAAGAAAAGAATACGTGTTGTCATCACTTTGGAAAGGACTAACAGATGGCTAAGAAATTCGAACTGACAGATGAGACCATAGAAGTAGATGGGCATACACTCCACAGAATCAAAGCACTCAAAAAATTCAAACACACATTAGTTGGCGACTTAGGTGGTTGGATAGAGTCCGAGGACAATCTAAGTCATGATGGTGGCTGTTGGATTTATGGTACTGCTAAGGTGTTTGGTGATGCATATGTATCCGCGAATGCTGGTGTATATGACAGTGCTAAGGTGTACGGTAATGCTCAAGTGTTTGGCGATACTCATGTGTTTGACAGTGCTCAAGTGTACGGCGATGCTCAAGTGTACGGCGATGCTCAAGTGTATGACGATGTTACTGTGTCTGGCTGTGCTAAATTGTATGGCAATGTTTATGTGTATGACGATGCTAGAGTGTCTGATGATGCTAGGGTGTTTGACTATGCTCAAGTGTATGGCAATGCTCAAGTGCGTGGCAATGCTCAAGTGTATGGAAAAGTTAAAGTGTGTGGTAATGCTAAAGTCTATGACAGTGCTCACGTGTATGACGATGCTCACGTGTATGGAAAGGCTAAAGTGTACGGTAACGCTAAAGTGTGTGGCAACGCTAAAGTTGTGTCTGATGATGATATCGTAAACGGAACTGAGGAAGAACCACGAAGAAAAGAATACGTGTTGTCATCTCTATGGGAGAATTTGACATGAAAACATTGATACTAAGCGACTTACATATTGGCCGCAAGAATTTTGATCCTGTGATCATCCAAGAGGTTGTTTCGTTTTTACAGTGGACTATGGAGCTGTGTGCTGCTGAAAACATCAACACCATAGTCTTGAACGGTGATACGTTTGACAACAAAAAGGTGATCACTACAGAAGCTTATGAAGTCTTTGAAAACTTCAAGACGAACTGCTACAAGAAAGATATTCATCTCATTGTCAATCTTGGGAACCACGACATAAAGAATCCCAAAGACTACACCAACACGTTTTTCAAGACATTCGAACAGACATTCACTGTGATCACAGAGCCAGAAACAATGGTGCTCAACGGAGTCAAATATGGTTTCGTGCCATATACGTTCAAAGCACAACAGGGAAGCCTTTGAAGCTGCAATGAGTGGTTGGGATTGCGAACGCGCTTTCACGCACAATTACTTTGAGACAAACGGCAAGAATGACGTTGATGTACCATGCAAAAGGTCTATAACGGCCATATACACAGTGGAAATTTTGAGACGAATGATCAAAGCATGATCAATCTCGGAACTGGCTATCAAATGGATTGGAGTGATGCTGATCAAGACAAATACGTGCATATTCTAGATGCAAATGGTGTCAAACCAATCAAATATGAACGATCACTGTTCAAACGGTTGCGTGTGATAAACGGCAAGCTGTATGACGAGAACCCTCTCGTTTGGTTGATGAAAAACAAAAAAACACTTGCACGTCAATATATCTACGTGTATATCGAAGGCAGCATAGACAAAGTATCGTATGAAAAAATGTGTGCTATCTTAAACAGTGTTGATTGTCATGAGATCAAATTCTCAGAGCATATTCAATACGCCGTGGATGCTGGTGATGTCGGAACCACTAACGTTTTGGAAGCAATCAAACAACATGCGCCGTGGACTGATAGTCAAATGAAACTTATAGATTCGCTGTATGAGGAGTCTAGGAATGGCTAAGAAGTATGAAATGACAGATGAAACCATAGAAGTAGATGATCGCATACTCTGTAGAATCAAAGCACTCAAAGACTTTGGAGATGTGAAAGCTGGCGAGTTAGGAGGTTGGATTGAGTCTGAGGCAAATCTCAGCCAACATGGAGATTGTTGGATTAGTGACCATGCCACTGTGTATGATGATGCTCGTGTGTATGATGATGCTATTGTGGCTGAGAATTCTAAAGTGTTACGAAAACGCCAAAAGTGTATGGCNTTGCTCAAGTGTTTGGCAATGCTAGAGTGTCTGGTAATGCTTGGGTGTATGAGGGCTCTTGCGTGTTTGCAGATGCTCAAGTGTACGGAAGCGCTCAAGTGTATGGTTATGCTAAGGTGTATGGTGATGCTAAANTTGGAAACGTGACACGCGTGTTTGGGAATACTCAATTGTATGACAACAAGAAATTCACTGTACCCGTGCCCCCGAAAGTAGTAAAAACATACGCAAAGTCTCCTCTTTGGAAAGGTTTGTGTTGAGATGAAAATAAACTTCAAATCCGTAGCAGTCAAAAATTTCCTATCGTTTGGCAATAACCCAACGGTGTTGAATTTCACAGACACCAAAACTACACTGGTGGCGGCAAAAAACGGTAGCGGTAAAACTGCGCTGTTGATAGATGCGCCTCACTTTGCTTTGTTTGGCAAGCCATTCAGGAGCATCAAGAAGGATTGCGTGTTGAACTCAATCAACAAGAAAGAACTATTTGTAGAGTTGGTGTTCGATGTGAGTGGAGTTGAATACTCACTCATACGTGGTATCAAACCAGACGTGTTACAGCTATTCAGAGACGGTGAAGACATTCTCAGTGGAAGCGCTAGAGAGAAGCAAGCACAAATCGAGTCTATCATTGGAATGGACTCTTTCGTGTTCAGTCAGGTTGTTTCTGTGTCAACTGATTATACTCCATTCATGCGATTGGCAACAGGTGATCGTAGAGCTTTTGTTGAGCACGTACTTGATCTAGAGATTTTCACCAGCATGCACACCTTGTTGAAAGCTAGAGCCAAGGATACTAAAGGCGAACTGGCCTCTGTTGTTGCAGAAGAAACTGAGACTAGAAATTCCATCCAGCGCCACCAAGATGCTGTTGAAATTTTGAAGACTGTTGTTGGTGATGATATTGACGTGATGAAAGCACAACTAGCAGAGNTGNTGTATGAGAATGACGCGCATCTCCCACGCATGGATGTATTGCTTGACCGAAAAAACAAGATCAACGATCTCATAACCAAACTCAACAACAACAAGAATCTAGGGCGCGCCAAGAAAGCTTCTGCCGAAAAGGAACTATCGCTCGTTGTCGATGGTGTATGTCCCACATGTGGATCGACATGTTCTGTTGATAAAATCGAATCTTACAAAACGCAAATAGTCAATATCAATGATAAGTTGAAGATGATTGAAGACAAAGAGCAAGAAGTCCTAGCTAAATTGACCGCTGTGGTTGAAGAGTATGATATCCTTACCGTACGTAGGAGTGAGGGTAAAACGGCTATTGACGCCCTATCGCTATCGATTGAAAAGCACAATCCTGAGCATGAGAAGGAAATCAAAACTAGAGAAGCTGAAATTGAAGTGTTGACCGCCAAGTTAGATGAGATAGTACAGCACAAAGAAGATGTGACTTCTGCACTAAGCGACTTAAGCAGTGTCAACATTGCGTTTGTTAAGGATGCGGTTAAGAATAAGATCATCAAAGAGTATATCCCATTTTTCAACGAGCGTATTCAGTTCTATCTGGATGAGATGGGATTCAACGTGGCGTTTGAAATTGATGAAGAGTTTAACGAGACTATAAGATCAAGGTTTCGTGATGACTTCACATATGAAAGCTTTTCATCCGGCCAGCAATCACGCATTGATTTTGCATTGCTGCTGACATTCAGAGACGTGGCCAAGAAAATGAGTTCTGTAGACACAAACCTTCTGGTGCTTGATGAAGTGTTTGGGAAATCGCTTGATCAAGATGCTGTGTTGAGCATGGAGAAGCTGGTGAAGAATCTCAAGGATTCATCATCATTCATCATCTCACACAATGACATTCTCAAAGGATCATTTCAGAGAGAAATCAGTTTCCACGTGGATAACAACTTTTCTATCCTGACGCAATCGTAGGTCAAAATGAGCAGTTCAGATTAGACTTGCCAACTAACATAATGTAGTGTCAAAGCAATTAGCTGATCAATGATAAGTTGATTTGTGCGTTGGTGAGACGCACGTGTAACTCAAACATAACGAGGCAGAATTGAAATTTACAACACAAACAACACAAGCGCTTGACGCTTTGAAATCTGTGGGTATTAACATCCACATTGAACCCGGCAACAAATTGCGAGTGAAACGGCCAGACAATACAATTGTGGCTGTTGCAACTGTTGATCAAGAATTTGAAGATGAAATGTCGATTTATGATCTGGCATCACTCGTTAACATATTGAAACTTTTTGGTGACCAGTATGATATTGACGTTGCTGACAAGGCAATGTACATCCGATCAGCAGATGGCAATCTCGAACAAGAATTTGTGTTCACAGATTCAACCATTTTGAAAGTGCCAGACCCAACCAAGGCAGACTCATTGTTCGCTGTTCCAGCACAACTTTCAATTGATATCGACGAGAATACGTTTGGTACTTTCATGCGTGGTTTGTCAGCCAATGAAGCAAACAACATTTTGTTTGAGACCATTGATGGTGAAGTGTGTTTGACTGCCGCTCATCTCAATGAAGAGAACGGCAAGCTAACAACATCTTCAAACAGGTTCAAAGTCAACACTGGCATTGAAACCAACGACACATTCAGGATTGCTATCGACAAGGCGATTTTCATCCCACCACTTGGATCATATCGAGTTGAAATCATCAACAGCAAAATGATTAGGTTGGTTGGGGAGAGCTTGTCGTATGTGTTCGTTGCCAAGGGTTTCTCAACATACGAAAGTGAATAAAGATGCAGAAGGTTGTAATAACGAACAAGAAAATAACCACCACTGTTTACGAATCTGACAACAAAACGGAAGAAGTGTTTGTACTACACCAGCATCCATACGAATTGTTTGATGGTGAAGATTGTATTTTGTCTCGATTGTGTGGTAATAGTCACTATTTCACTGACGGTAGAATCACATTCAATGGTGATGATTATTCTCGAACGTACATTGTCGCGACAGACATCAAGTGTTTTGACGAGAACACGAAGATACTGAGCACTGAAACAAAGGTATTTGACGAGACTAAATTCAGTTTCGATGTTGATACCAAGACAGGCGAGTTTGTATTGAAGCCTCTAATACCGAAACAAAAGAAGTGGTATGCATTTTGGAAGTAGATGACAGAGAAGTAATATGGTCTCAAAAGTATAGACCGCAAACAGTTGAATCTTGTATTATGTCGGATTCAAATCGCGCATTTTTTCAAGGTCTGGTTGACAACAAAGAGATCGTGAACATGACGCTCGGCGGCGATCCAGGCTGCGGAAAAACCACAATGGCAAAAATACTGGTCAATCAACTTGGTTGTGAATACTTGTTTTTGAACGGTTCGGGTGAGGATCGAGGTATTTCAACTGTGAAGACCAAGATTGCAAACTTTGTGACCACACACTCCTTGTTTGGTGAAGAAGGTATGCAGAAGGTGGTCATTTTTGATGAAGCTGACAACTTGACTGCAGATGCACAAGCCGGTCTGAGATCGCTTATCGAAGAGAACTCAAAGAATTGCGCTTTCATTTTGACCGCCAACTATCCAGGCAAAATCATAGACGCGTTGAAATCAAGGTGCAAGCTGATCATGCTGGACCCTGAGCGAGAAGAACGCAAACCGTTGATGGTGCAGATGGTGAAGCGATCAGCACAAATTCTCAAAACAGAGGGTGTGGAATTCGATGTTGAAGCATTGAAGAGCATTGTGATATCATCATACCCTGACTACAGGTCGATCATTGGGTCTTTGCAATACTATGCAACACGCAACAACACGATTGACGCCATTGCAGTTGACTTGCACAACAAAGAGACCACGAGCGCTGTTGTTGGCCTTCTCAAAGAGAAAGACTTTAGATCGATGGTTGAATGGGTGTATGGTCATGTTACAGACCCTCTGGCTGTGATGAATTTTGTATCTCGTCGTGCGTTCGATATATTTGAAGCTGACGGTGTTCCTATGGTGGTTGTGATACTTGATGAATACATGAGCAAGTACTCTACTGTACCCGACAAGCATTTGAGTTTGATTGCTTGTTTGACTAAGATTATGGCAGAGTGTAATGTCAAATAAGAAGCCAAGTAAGAAGCCAAAGAAACCGTCCCCGTTTGACTATGTGAAGTCAATCTCGGGATCGACTGTAAACGAAATCGAAAGCGGTGCACTTAGCGGCAACGATATGTCGGTCTACATGGTCTTACGTGCGTTGTCATATTTTCCAGACACCGTGTTGTTTGCAGATGCGTTCAACGGATCAAACGCATCACCTGAGAATGTATATCACGCACTTCATTCATTGGTACAGCCAAAGATCAACAGGTTTGCGAAATGGAAAAAGTTTGATCCGCCGTACCAAGAATTGCTTTTAGAGCAGATCATGCAGTATTATGAGTGTGGAAGTAGAGATGCTTTCATGATTGCACGGCAACTTGAAGCATACGGAACACTTGAGGAGTTCAAACACAAATATGACAACATCAACTGATATAGGCTTGAAGCAGTATCTCTCATATGATGACACACAACGAGGTGTTGCTATCAAAGGCATATGGGATGATGGTAGCAAGGAATGGCGCAAGTTTGATATTGCGCCAAACTTGTTTGTGACGTGTCCAGAAGAAAGCGAAATCAAAAGCATCTATGGCCACAATCTCAGACAGGTTGAAATTTCATCTTTGAAGCATGCTAAGGATTTTGTCAACAGTTTAAAAGACACAGAAGGCATGGACATTTACGGCTACCACAAGTACACATCTGCGTTCGTGTGTGAAAACTTCAATGGCGAATATGACGAGAGTGCAATTCAAACATGGTATTTTGATATCGAAACAGAAGTTGGCGACGGATTTCCAGAACCAGAAGATGCTGATCAGCGAATAAATTTGATATCGTTCAAGAACAAGCACCAAAAAGAATACCACGTGTTTGCGTTTTCACCCATACACTATCCAGATGTTCAGGATGAATACTGCGTGGTATGGCATATGTTTGATGATGAAACTGCCATGCTGAGGGGGTTGGTGTCATGGATGCGGGACACTGATATTGATGTTCTGGCTGGTTGGAACATTGAAAATTTTGATGTGCCGTACATTGTCAATCGGATCAAAAATGTGCTCGGTCAAGGTTCTGTTAACGCATTGTCGCCAGTTGGTAAAGTCAAAGATCGTGTTGTTCATACCGGATGGGGAGACTCCTTGACATACGATATCATTGGGATATCTTTGTTGGACATGATGCTTCTATACAAGAAATTCGTGTTCACACCACGAGAGTCATATCGGTTGGATTTCATATGTCAAGAGGAAATCAACTCTGAAAAACTTAAACACCACACTGGAATCCCAGGTCACTTGCTATACAGGACACATTTCACAGACGCAGTGAAATACAACATTAGAGATGTTGAGTTGCTCGACAAGCTTGACGAAAAGATCAATCTGCTTGGTTTGGCATACAGTATGGCATACATGGCAAAAACGAACTTTGGTGAAGTGATGGGAACGGTTCGTCCTTGGATGAACATGATATATGATTATTTAGGTGAGCAAAACATCTACTTCCCAATACAGTCTCAAGCCAAAATGCACCGTGGCATTGAAGGAGCTTGGGTCAAGCATCCTAAGATCGGCATGTCAAAATGGGTTTGCTCGTTTGACTTGTCATCACTGTACCCGTCTATTATCAGAGCATTGAATATGTCGCCAGAGACTATCATTGATGATCACGTAGATGATATTTCAGTCAAGGACATGCTAGATGGTAAGATCAAATTCTATGACAGAGAAGTGTGTGTTGCCGCGAACGGTAGCATGTACAGAAAAGACGTTAGAGGGTTCATACCAGTTATGATTGATTCCATGTTCGGTGAGCGCAAAAAATTCAAAGGCTTGATGATGGATGCCAAGAAGAAATTCAACAGTGGCGACAAATCTCAAGAGTCTATTATGACACGGCACGACACAAAGCAAATGGCTTTAAAAATTATGATGAATAGTTTATATGGGGCCATAGGAAATAGACACTTTCACTTTTACGATCCTAGGATTGCTGAGGGCATAACACTATCCGGCCAACTCATTGATCAGTGGATGGGGAAGTACCTGAATGCTGCTGTTAACAAACTTGTTGACACGAAAGGTGTTGACTATACGATTGCAGGAGACACAGATTCAATCTACATCACCGCCGAATCTCTTGTGATGAAAAAGTTTGGTAACACTGAGTTGACACAAGACAAGGTAGATTGGCTGGCTAATTTTTGTGACACTAAATTGAACTCTATCATTGAACAGGGTTTTGACGAACTTGGACGCAGGATGTCTATGTTTGATAGAAGCGTCATTGCAGCAGATCGAGAAGCAGTTGCTTATTCAGCGGTGTTCCTAGCCAAGAAACGTTACTTAATGGCTGTTAATAACCTTGAAGGAATTGAGTATCCAGTAGATAAACCGTACATCAAGGTTATGGGAACCGATGCTATCAGATCAAACACGCCGCAATTGTGTCGTCAGCGCATGAAAGAGGTCTACAGAACCATACTACTCAAAGATAAAGATGCGATCATGGATCATATTGATGCTGTTAGTGCTGAGTTGTTTAGTGAGGACATGATTGAGGTTCTAGCTATCAACACTGGAGTCAACAACATATCAAAGTACATGGATGTTAGTGGTGGTTATATTACGGGCGCACCAATGAACTCCAAAGCCTCAATCACGTACAACAATATGTTGCACAAGCATAGCATGGAAGAGCAATATGACGTGATCAAGGAAGGTGACAAAATCAAGGTGGTATTTTTGCGCATGCCAAACCCAACTGGTGAACCCTGCATAGCATGGAAAAATGATTTACCGTCAGATTTGTTTTCAACCATGAATCTGCTACAATACGTTGATATGCAGAAACAATATGACCGTGGGTTCAAAACATCAATGGGAACGGTGCTCGAATCTATGGGCATGAACATTCAATATAGAGAGGTGCTAGATATATAGTATGCTAAACGCAACATTCAGAAGAGAGATATACGACAGCCTCGTCAAAGAGGGTAAAACCGAGGAAGAGATCACAGAGGTTCTTACAACACATTGGGATGCTTGTGTGTCAGAGGTAGCCTTCTACAGATACGGTCAAGAGATCGTGCCGGGTTCACTGTTCGATGTTAGTTCGTTTATGAATTGGTCTTACGTGCTTGATGATGCAAATATCGGCGTCAAAGTGCCACAGTATAACTTGTTAAACACACTGAACGTCAAAAACTTCATACATCTCGACAAAGAAACGGAGAAAGATATCGCTCGAAAGTTCAGATTCGTGTGCGACTTCAACTCGAAGAACTACTTACGATATGACTTCCCCACCATGCTTGATCTACCAAACCTGGGTAGAAAGTATCCAGGACTGCGTAAAAACGTGCTTGGTAAATGGNCCAAGCTTGGTGTTGATAATGAGCACTATCAATCAGCCGTTATGTATCCGGGTGGTGATGTGCCTATTTTGTCTGTTGAGGTAGGTGATAGGCCATTTATATCACCTGTAAAAACGATCACTGTTGTTAATGGGGAGGTTGTGAATGATACGTCACACAAAAAAGCGGCTCTCTTGAATGAATATCTGAACGACAACAAAATATTCCCAAGACATCCTCAATACGTTGAGAAGGGGTATGGTGACGATAAACTGAGTTACACTATTTCATTTGACAGTTCAAACACACTGGTCACATCATTCCCAGTAGGGTGTCGGCTATGAGTGAAACAATGAAGTGTTATGAGGCGTATCTCAAGCTTTTGATCGCGAAAGGCAAGAATGCTAAGCGTGATTTGCTGTATGATATTCCACCCACTCTCAANAATCTGATGGAACTGGCACTTCATCCATATCATCATTTTGGCGTCACCTCTTTGGATGAGAGGGAACTGTATATAAGTGATGAAAATGATGATTGGACGCTCATACTGAATCTCCTACGATCCGGAGACGGGAAAGCGTTGAACGATGTAGCAATGTCACAGGAAGCGGAGAGGTTGGTGAATTTGACACTGGCCAAACACTTCAACATTGGCATTGCTAGAACATCGTTCCTGCAGGTGTATCCAAACGCGTTTCCAGAGTTTGACTGCATGCTTGCTTCTGCGGCAGATGACAAAGCTTGGGAACACATTGAAGAATCGTTTAAAAATGACAACATACTTTACGTTCAACCAAAAATAGATGGTGTTCGTTGTTTGGTGTTCATTGAAGAAGGAAAAGATACAATATGCTTGTCGAGAGCAGGAAAGCCAATACTGAACATCCGTGAAGATGTGCTGGAAGAGTTACAGCACGGACCAGATGGTGTATATGATGGTGAAGTGCTGTTCGAGAACAACTTCCCGCTCACGAGTGGTTTAACGCGCAAGAAAGACACAGACAAGCGACTAGACTACTATATATACGACAGAGTACCACTCGATAGCTTCAAAAGTGGAAAGTTTGACTTGCCGTATGCGTCAAGGTTATTCATGATTAGAACACAAGAGTTCAAGTGCGCCAAGGTTGTACCCAACACACTTATTTCTGATCAGAATTTCAATAAAGAGGTGTTGTATGATATTGCTAAGCAACACATAAGAGATGGTTGGGAAGGTGCTGTGGTCAAAACAATGAGTCACAATTACCAGAAGAAACGATCTCGCGATTGGGTGAAGATCAAGCCAGAAGAAACTGGCGATTTTGAAATCGTTGGTATTGAAGAAGGCAAAGGCCGAAACAAAGGCAGACTAGGTGCAATCATTGTACAGCACGACAACACGACAACAAATGTCGGATCAGGCTTCTCAGATGAAGAGCGTGATGACTTGTGGGCCAACTCACCAGTTGGAGTTGTTGCAGAGGTCAAGTATCATATGTGGACAGAAAACGGCAGGCTAAGAGAGCCTCGCTTTGTTCGTCTGCGTCATGATAAAACAGAGGCAGGGATTTAATTGACATTTTCAAAGATGAAATCAAAATTCATCATGAACAACAACAAGACATTCAACCACGTTGATATAGGTTGTGACATGCCGGATGATATATACAACGTGGATGATGGTCCAGATGGTCGTGTGTATACCACAGACAGCAGAGAGTGGTCATATCCGTCAGTTACAACGGTGCTTGGAGATCAAGCAGATATGAGTTGGTTACAAGGATGGTATGATAGAGTTGGTGAAGAGACAGCCAAAAATATCACACGCAATGCATCTGAACGTGGTACAGCATTTCACGACTCTGCTGAGAAATACTTGTCAAACAAACCAGTGACGAACAAGCACGGTTTGGCGCACAAGATGTTTTTGGAGGCCAAGGACAACCTAGATCGTATTGATGACGTGATGTGTCTTGAGAACGCATTGGTATCTCACAAACTGCGCATAGCTGGCCGCGTTGATTGCATCGGATCGTTTGATGGAGCACCGAGTCTGATAGACTTCAAAACCTCTCGCAAAGTGAAAACAGAGAGACAGATCGAGTCATACCGCAAACAAGTTGCGCTGTATGCATACATGTTTGAAGAGATGACAGGTCTAGTGTTGGACAATTACACTATCATCATGGCATGTGAAACTGGCGAACAATTGATTTTTGAAGGGTACAACTTCAACAACATTGAATCTGCTGTGAATGATGTTCGTGAGTATTGGAAACTGCGGGAGGTTGAAATAGACGTATGAGTGCTGAAAATGTAAGTCTACAAGTATTGGAATTTATGAGAGAGCATAAGATAGAGTCGATAATCGAAGCGATTGTTGATTTTAGCAAGTTCCATGACATTGAGGTTGAGGAAGTTGCAGAAGGTTTGGACGAAACTATCATAGCAATGATGCAAGAAGAAGGTGAGAGGATGCTCACCGTGATCCCTTCAAAGACAGATAAATTGGACGTATGAGTGACATAGAATATGAACGAGAAAACAAGCAACGTGTTTTTCTCAGATACTATCAAGCAGTGATGCTGTATTTTAGAGACGGTTATTTGTTCAACTTGGATAGAGATGGTGTCCCGCTGATCAAACTCAAATACCAGAACCACACTCTCAAAGCTGCTCAACGTATCATGAACCAATTGAGGAGATCAGAGTACATGGATTTCTGTGTGTACAACTGCATATACTCACTTGGAAATGTTGACTTCATTTTAGATGCCGCTCAAAACGCAGAGTTTATGGTTGGCACCATGAGACGTATGAGGGCAGAAGTCAAAANCGGCATATACACGATCAAAACAGACGTTGATAAAATACTGTTGAACACGGATTTACGAGGCAGAGAACTCTTCATTGGTAGTGACTATAACATACCTATCATATGCGATTTTTTGGTCCAAGGTTTGATATCAACGTACACATTTGCTATATTGAACAAGCAAACAAAACTGCTCCATTCATTGGAGAAGCAACGAATCTCAAATTTTGTTTGGGATCCAGTTGCTACGGTCATGCAACGATACTCGGACTTGTTGGATGTAGATCCTTCATTTGCGAACGTGGAATTCAAGCGTCTCGTAACAAGCGTCTCGTAGCCTGACTAAATACATTAGCACGTCAAAGTCATTAGCCCATTGAGGCATTGTTAGACTATATAGTGCAACGAAGGAGAGACTCATATGAGTTTATCATCACTTAAAAAAACTATGGCCAATGTTGAGGCATTGAAAGAACAGTTTGCATCAAACAACAATTCTTATTCATCTACATCAGAGTGGTTCAGAGCCGGGGCAAGCGATGCTGGCAACGGTTATGTTAAGATGCGTTTTCTACCACCTTCTGAGGGTGACAGTGAATATATGGTCAGTTGGGTAGAATTTAATTGGAAGGGCGACACTGGTAAAAGCTACTGGGGTAAGTCACTCAAGACACTTGGACGAGAATCATCTGATCCTTGTCAAACTTACCTTGATGGTCTTTGGAATGAGGGTTCTGACGACTCTAAGAAACTCTATAGTTCACGTAAGCGTCGTAAGAAATTCGCCGCCAACGTGTACATCATTGAAGACAAGCAAAATCCTGAGAACAATGGTAAAGTGTTTCCTATGAAATTTGGTCCTGCGATCTACTCGCATATCAAGGAAGCTATCACGCCAGAAGAAGACGAGTTTGAAACCAAAGAATCTTTCATTCCGTTTGATCCATTTGGTGATGCTGGCGGACGAAATTTCATCATGCGTTTCAAAGAGAAATCTGGTTTCAGAAACTACGATGATTCACACTTTGAAAAAGAACCAAGCAGACTCGGTACAGATGACGAAATCGAAGCTATTTGGAAACAAACCAAAGAAATTTCACGTTTCGTGGCACCTGATCAGTTTGAGTCTTATGACAAGCTGCATACTCGTTTGGTTGGCGCACTGGGATATGACCCTCTTGCTGATATCGTAGAGGTTTCAAAACCAGCACCAACGGTTAAGGAATCAACTCCTGAACCCGAGGCCAAATCAGTATCAGAATCAAAACCGATGGTGAAAACACCAGAATCAATTTCAAGCGACTCTATCGATATGGATGATCTTGATGGAATTGATATCAGTTTCGACTAGAAACTGTTGTGAGGAGGTACATGTGATCTCCTCACATCTCTTTGGAGATGAACATGACAGACGTTCGCGATCTTAACGAACTCAAAAACAACACGTACAGCATGACCATTAACCGTTTGCCTAGTGTGGCGTTCAACTGTACGGAGGTATCTATACCCTCAATCACAGCCGCGCATACTGAGACTAACGGTACAAATTCTATACTAAAGAATCCAGGCACACTGATATCATATGAGCCAGTTACCATAGAGTTCATTGTGAACGAGTCTATGAGCAATTGGTATAACCTTTGGCAATGGGTAGAGTCTTATAAGACAGAGGACACGTCAACAACACGAGACGACATTTCAGTGGTAGTGACTGACAATCATGGAGCAGCTAACTTATCGTTCAGGTATGTTGACGCGTTCCCAACCAATATTGACGAGATTGT